CCCTGCCGCCTACTGTGGTGATTTGCCTCCCAGTCGAGAGGGAGCGACAATCCGCACCAAGGCACCGTGCAGGGTCAAACGTTTACGCGAGCAAGGCTATGGTCCAATAGTGATAGGGCAATGCTACCAGGGTGTGGCGTGGCACAGAGCGTTCAAATCGCAGCACGAGGAGTTTTGTTCCATGCGCACGCGTTTGATCAAGAAGACACCGAAGCCCGACCCTGAGTTCTGGGCTGAAGCAGTGTGTATCTTCAGGATCGAAATGGAGCGAGCTCCCGACGTAGTGCAAACTGTTGATCCGATGTCCCTGGAAGCTTGGCTTGCGCGTCTTGGTGGCCATGACAACCCCAAAGTGGTGATCAATCGCAACGAGTATCGCCGCTTCAAGCGTGGTGAGGTACCAACGCAAGAGCTTACCAGCTACACCTGTGGCTTGAAGGATGAGATCACTACCTTCTTGGCCTGTCGCACTTACGATATGGCCGATTGGGTGAAGACCCGCCTCATTGAAGAGGCTAATCCTGCCATCAAGGGATATCTTGGCATGTACTTGGTCCCGCAAGCGGATCATTTGCATACCACCATGGGGCCTGCGACTTACCGCCCGCTCGCTTTTGCGTGCGGTTCGCATGAGGAAGATATGGCCGCATGGGTGATTGACAGCTTTCACAAATTGCCTCACACCATTATGTTCGACTTTAGCGGTTTTGACATGACCAACAGCTCGCTGTCCTACGAGGTCGTCAAAATGCGCAATAAGTTGCTCGGTATGCCTGCCACTGTTGCCAAGGTGCACGACTACTCGTCCCTTCCGGCTTTGTACAAGGGTAGGTACGCAAACCGGGCTAAGGTGGTGGATCCCGGAACTCAGACAGGACATCCTGGCACGTCCATTGACAACAGCTGCAAAAACGCAACGGCTGTGATCAGTGCGTGCATTCTGGGTTGGGCGGAGCAGCACGGGTACCGAATCACTGCGCCCTCTGCTCCTGAGACAATGGAATACCTGGACGATCCTGATTGTCCAGTCGTAGGGCGGGATCTGTTTCTTATGGTGCAC